GAAGACTGCCCTGTCGAAGAGATGACCAAGGATCTCTGGATCCACGACTTCATGCTGGCCTATCAGGTAGACGAGGCTCACCCTGACTTCATCCCTGTGAGGTCCCTCCTGGGCCTCCTGGCCATGGACATGGTGATTCAGATGCGTGTGGCCTGGCACCTCTCCGAGGAGCCTGAGGTCATGACGACAGACATCATCGGAGTGAACCAGAGAGGCGACCCGATCGAGGTCAGGAAGGTTCACCCGGTCTTGGACTTCATGAACAAGCAGGGCTCCTCCATCCTCCGTAAGCTCAAGGAACTGCTTGCAACCCCGCGTGCTAAGGTCGAAGCCGGCAAGCTTGGCTGGCAGGATCCGTCGACTCAGGCCGCTGCCGCACAGGCAAAGGCTGCAGAACTCAACAGGCTCGCTGAGCAGACGGAGAAAGATAATGCCGGAGACGCCTTCTCCTTCAAAACTCTCAATCTCGGCGCCGGTGAGAGCTCTCCACACTATCGTCCCGAAGATGGCGGTAACAGACCGCCAAAAGAAACTCCTCCTCAAGACCAGGACTCCTAGCGAGTTCTACAAGCTGCTCACCATGCTCCCGAGGTCGTAGATGCGTCACCTCTATGACATGCTCACTGGAGGGGAGATCTCACGCCCCGGTGTGGGTGGAGAGGGCGAAGAAGCTCGAGCGTTCGTACAGAAGATCCTCGCGAACGCCGAGAACATCCGCCTCGAGATCGACACTCATAGGCAGAGCCGAGATCTCTACAATCGCCGGCTGGCCTACATCATCGTTCAGACTCCTGAGGGTGAGGTCAACCTCAACGAGGAGCTGATCCGAGCAGGCTACTCGAGCTACAACACGGACTTCGGAAGGTCCACTCGCTTCCACTCCAAGTTCTCAGCAGCACAGCTGGAAGCCCAGACGCAACGCCGGGGCAAGTGGGGCGGACAAGCTCCTGGTCCAGTTCACTTCTACGACCAGGCAACCCGCTCTCCTGCCGCAAACGTGTTGGGGACCTTTGGTAGAGATGCCATTGACATCGTCGATGCTGACACTCTCAGCCTCGGTGTCTATGGCGACGTCCGTTTCCTGAACGTCCAGGCTGCTGAGGTCTCAAGCTACGACACCGGCCGCCAGAACAGGAACAGCCACCAGCATCACATGTGGCGCCTGCAGGCGTTCACGGGCAAGTCTGCCTCTATCGGCTGGCAGGGCATCCGTCGGTCCTATCCGACCAGCCCTGGCCAGTTCGAGGCGATGAAGCGCCACCCGGTCTATGACTTCCCGGGTGGGCGTACCTCTTACTTCCACCGGATCCGTGAAGGGCTCGACGAGCTCGCTGGCCTTCCTACTTGGCTCCGCCGCGAGGGACACGATGTTCCGATGTGGCTGGGAGAAGAAGGGACGGCAAGCAGCCTCTTCAGACACCTTCAGGGCGACCCTGCGGGTATCAAGGCGGTACGAAGCTTCGCCGCACGGATCCCGGGGATCAAGCCCCTTGCTGCTGGGCAAGAAGCTGTTGCGTATCAGTTCGGCGACCGTGTATTGAGATTCGGCCAGATGGGGATGATCCCTGGGTCACCTCTCTCGAGGCCCAAGCTCCGGGGCATGCTCCAGGCATTCAAGACAAAGACCTGGCAGACACCTGGTAAGGACCCCTGGGTCCTTGAGGTCCTGCCGAGAGCTAAAGTTGCACGTGGTATCAACCTCGAGTCCGAGGCCGTTCTCAACCTACATGTACAGCTCGCCAAACAAGGTCACGTCTTCTGGGACACAGGTGGCCGTAACCTCGGCTGGCACGGAGGCCACCTCCAGGTCATCGACCCAGGTGCTGTAAGGAAGATCACCGAACGAGACCTTAAGCAGCTCGGTATCAGGCCCCCGATGGGTGGCCACGCTCCTCACATGCCTAAGTGGGATGTGATGAAGCCTCATCCTCCGGACTTCCCCGGTGGGCGAAGCCAAGGGCAGTGGAAGCCTCACCAGGTCGCATACCTGGACATCGAGGCCCAGGGTCTCACCACCTTCTCTGAGACCTATGACGTAGCTTCTGGTAAGTGGCTACGGAAGCGTCGTAGTCCGTTTGATCCGCTGCGCATCTCCGAGGTCGCATATGCGCCTGCGTCCGCTATCAAGAATGGCGGGTTCAGCTATCGCTCTGGGATTGTTGATGGGGCCGACGGACTCCACATCCACACCTGGCTGTCAGGCACCTTTGACGAAGCTCTCCTAAACGACTTCACTGATGCCGACATGGCCGATCTGCAGGCTGGTCGCAAGAACGCCAAGGTCGACAAGGCGATCAACGCCATGTCCGCAAGCCCGGACTCTTACGGCAGCAACAGCCAGCCCAAGGGGCTCTGGGATCCTGCTACCAGAGTTCACCAAAGCGTTCCGAACACAGGAGCCCGACGAGTCCTGCTTGAGGCTCTCGAGAGCAAGAGGGGTGGAAAGGCCGCTTACACCTCGTTTAAGGACGTTGCCGGCGCTCTTGTCTCACACTGGAAGAACGCTGATCACGGAATCACGATTGCCGCGTGGAATGTCGACTACGACTTTACGACTCTTATGCGGGCGATCTACGAGTCCGGCCACACAGAGGTCTCCGACCTGGTGCGGACGGGCAAGGTCCAGCCTCTAGAGGTCGGGACCTCACTCCACGAGATCCGCTTCAACCGCATGTGGGCAGACGAGGCCTACAGCACTCAGATCACCGACCGGGCCAAGCTCAAGGCTGCTGTTGGTCGTGAGATCATTGACTTCGCGCCTCACGAGATCACCAAGGGTGGCAGGCACTACGGGGTCATCAAGTACAACCAGCCTCTCCGCGAGCTGGTGGACGACCTCAAGTACGACAAGGTCCGGCAGCGGATGCTCGGATGGCTCGACGCTCAGAACCTTACAGGCAACGAGTTCAAGGCAGCCGAGAGTCATGCGTCTAGGTGGGCCAACAGGCTCTCTGGAACTGACCAAGCCACAGACTTCATGACGATCCTGAGAGAAGCAGCTGCCAAGGAAGAATCCTTCGTCGCTGGACCTTGGAAGATGGACGACGCCGGACAGGTCATCAGTCAGCCGATGTCTGATGTCGAGATGATGAACCAGTGGTATCGGACGGCAGATGACACGCACATCTCTCTATTCGGTGACACCAAGAAGTATGGCCAGCTAGTAGGTATGAACATGGGCGTCCCGATGGCGGGCGTCCAGAGTCCCTTTGCCTTCGGTCTAGGCGGACGCCTCGGAGACGTCGTCGAGATCATGGCTGAGCACCATGAGGAGCTAGGCATCCCCGCTGCGAACGCGCAGAGGTACCAGGCCTTCATGGAGACAGCTGCCAAACAGGACATCGTTACAAGCCAGGGACACCAGGGCTTCTACGACGTCAAGATCGCGGCCATCGCTGAAGAGGACATGGCCCGGGTCCTTCAGAACGACGAGCAGACCCATGTCTGGAACAAGCTTGAGAACGAGTACGCAGACTCTCAAAATGCCCGTCGAGCTACGCAGCTGGCCCATGACTACGTAGGCGCTGCAGGTGTTGACGACGTGCACGCCAGAGCAGCCGAGAAGCAAGCTGCTCGACAGGGGCGTAAGTGGAAGGGTCTCAACGGACTCGAGGGGAAGGGTGGAGTCCTTAAGACTGCAGCCGCGCTCTTGACGGTCGGGTACTTCCTGGGAAGTCACAACAGAGAGAAGGAAGAGAGAACGACGTCCTTCATTGAGGGTATCCGCCAGCCGTCCTCGGACTGGGCAGGACCTCATGGCATTGAGCCCTCAGAGATGCCGTTCTCCAACCTCTCTGTCTACTCGTCTGGCAGAGACAACGAGAAGGCTCCTCCTCCTGCCGAAGCCGTAGCTGGTAAGCACAACCTCCTAGATGAGGCCACGGAGAACATTGCCAGGTCAGGGATGTCTACGACAGACGGACATGACCCGATGCCTCAGATCGCTCCTCCGCGAAGGATGCTGGAGCCTAGAGAGCTCGAGGGAGTTGACCCTGGACCTCCCACTTTGGTGAATGGTCCCCAGCCTCAGATCACGCACAAGTCCGTGAACCTTGACCGGGCTCAGTACGCACCTCGCAGAGGTAGAACACCTGAGATCCTGGACTCGCAGCCTGGACCGAGAATCCAGAGTGAAGGCACAGGACCCGAGGGCGAGCAGAGCTTCAGCTGGGATGCAGTCGACAAGAAGGACACCAAGGGTGGTCGACCCAGAACGGGCTGCATTCCGCTCACTCACGGACACGCAGGACTCGGAACGCACGCCTCGAGACCTGACGTCGCAAACCGCTCAAAGCTGAGAGATCAGGGGACTCAGCTCCACTTTCACCCCACGGTGCCCAGAACGTATAGGGGTAGACAAAAACCTGTCGTCAGTCATGCTGAACGCCAGTACCACTCGTCCATCCACGGAGGGGCCTAATGATCGCAGGAATGCGCGACTACATGGGAGGCAAGCTCGGCCGGTTTGTCCGGAAGCAGCTCTCGCACCTCTCTCCGATCGACCTCGCCGAGTCAGAAGCCCGTCAGAAGCTTCGGACATCGTTCGGTCGTAATGTGCCTAGTCGATCGTGGCGTCAGGATGCTGTTCTCGAAACAGGCGAAGGCTTCTGGGGCGGGACCCAGAGCATGTTCGAGTACGGGTCTCAGCAGGCGAGCAAGGTGAAGGGCAACTACACCCTTGGCGACTACTTCACCGGCAAGAACTTCTCAGACATGATGGAGGGCAGTTCTGGCTGGAGGACAGGCGACCAGCTCAAGCAGCTTCAGCGCAGACGGATGATGTCTCGAATAGGCATCCCCGGAATCATCGGTGGTGGTGCAGCCCTTGACATGACGATCGGCGAGAACCCCATCTCCAACGTAGGGAGGTCTGCCCTTTCAGGAGGTATGACACTCGGCGTCGGCGCCGGCATGTCTAGATTCGGAGGCAAGGCCGGGACGGTCGGCGCAGCCGCCCTCTTCGGCTACTCAACGATCAATGCCCTAAGAGGTGGTGATCAGATCGGTCCCTTCTAATGGGAATCCCGATGGCCTTCTCCAAGATCTTCGGCGGCATGGGCCGCGCTGGTGCAGGTGTCACTAATCTTGGAGCCAACCTCGTCTCACCGACCGTCGGCGGAGTCGTCGGTGGAACTCTGAAGTCCGCGCTCTACGGCTCTAGCCTGCGCTATGCGTCTATGGGTAAGGCGTCGGTCATCATGGGCGCCAAATTCGGTGGTGCAAACATCATCGATCAGATCTCTGAGTCTCGTTGGGGACAAGAGCAGGGCGGCTTCATGCAGACTGCGATGGGGCTAGCTTCCTTCGGGTTGCGGGTCGGAGCCTATCGCACAGGTGCTCGAGGGATCGTCGGGTCTGGTCTCTCTGCTGCTGGCCGTATGCGCGGCAACAAGATGCACTACATGACTGGACCTAGTGGTCACTCGACTGCACAGGTCCGGGGCATGCTCGATCCCAGTCTCAGAAGAGACACTGGAGTGTGGAGCTCGATTGACAATCTTCCCAGAGGGGCCCGGAACGCTCGGCCTCCTGGTAGAGGGCGTACAGCTGGCGGTCAGTTCGTTGGTGCACGCCAGCGTCCGTATATAGGGAGAGAGCGCAGCAGCTCTGCACGATCGGGACAGAGAACAAACCGGGACGGTAGCTTTGATCGGCGTACACGCTACGGTCAGCGTCGTCAGGCGATGGGCGCAGAGGCTCCTGGAGGAATCCAAGGCAGCGTCTACGAATCTGCTATGCGTCCCTTCAACTTCTTCGGGAAGGGCTCTCTCTATCAGGGCGGGGCGAAGCTTGCAGGGATGGCGGCACTCGGCACTGCCCGAATGGCAGCTCAGACAGTAATCGGTACTCCCCTCGCGGCCTTCCAGCTGACGAGGATGGGGCTCAGAGGCGTTGGGTACGGCGGCATGATTGGAGTCGGCGTAGCACGTACAGCAGCCGGAGTCGCGTCAATGCCCTTCAAGGCTGCTCTCAACATCGGCCGACAGGCGGGGGCGAAACTCCCGATGTCTGCAGGTATCCGCGGCGCAACCATGGGTGAGATTGTTCACCCCGGATGGACCATTCCCGGAGGAACAATCGGCGAGATCGCAGCCTCTCGTTACCCGGGTCGAATTGGAATCCCTGGAGTCGCCTCGATCCCCTCAGGTCGGAACATGCTGAAGAGGAAGAAGATCCTCAACCGTGATGGTCGAGCTCCTATCTATGCCGGAGCAACAGGTGTCGGCATCTTTGCTGGCATCGTCAATGAAGCTTCTGCTCACAACAGGCGAGCACGTGGCGAGATGAGAGGTGGGAGCACCCCTGGGGTAGACCCTGTCAACTGGGGAGCCGGTATCAGCATGATGCCTCGAGGTCCGACCCGTAACTACGGTCCGAACCTTACTCTCTCGCTGCACAGGTCGCACTCAAGGAAGATCAAGTAATGTCCATCAAGTGTCCTGTCTGCGGGAAGGACCCTATTAAGAGGGTCGCTAAGAACGGCACGATTACATACGAGTGTCGACAGCCGTTCCCTGAAGACGGTCCTGCTCACACCCTCCAGTTGATGGTGTTCGATAGGAAGAAGAAGTAATGGCAAGAGGACCCTACGACTTCTGGGAGCCCGCCCAGGAAGAGTCTAAGTTCGAGCCCCCGATGTTCCACAACTTGGGGTTCGTCTTTGGCTGGATGGGTCTGGAGATGGGCCACAAGATGTTCAATAGCCGTAAGGCTATTATGACATCTCTGGACACAGCAATAGGCCTCCCCGCAGACGCTCGAGGGGCGGCTTTCCGGAACTATCACAGGCAGCCGGCTCACGGCCCTGGTGGCTTCCAGACTGGTGCGTCATCTCCGAACCCTCACTACTCTCCACGTGGCGACGCCTATCGATCGATGAGAGATGCAGGCCGGACAGGGAGAGGGCACGCGAACCTCAACGCGAGAGATGCTGTCAATCGGACGATGCGAAGCCCTGCGCTCATGAACCAGGCCGCAGGCGGAGGAGCGCTCCCTGGTGGTATCAGGGGCGAGATTCAAAGCCATCACCAAGTCCGGGCGAAGTACGGTGCTCAGTTCGCAACGAGAACTTCAGTCTGGCGGAACTTCAAGGCCATGTCTCGGATGGTCTGGATCTCTGCGTCGCTAGAGCTTGGGTTCTTCGCCGGCACTATGATCGCGAAGTCAATCGCCGACTACGAGCCCGGCCTCAAGAAGTACCACCGCCGAGACATTGAACTCGGCGAGGAGTTCGTAGACACTAGAAGCGCACAAACACAGAGGGCCCGCGCTATCCAGGCAATCCACAACAGCCATCTCTCTACGAGGGCTGTCTTGGGCAATGAAGCCTCGATGATGCACTATAGATGACCGACTCAGTAGACCCCCTCGCCGCACCCCAGAGGCAATGGCTTGAGCCTCGAGAGGCTGAGGCTGTCGTTGCGTCTACATCGTACATCCCCGAGAACGACTACATCAAGAACGGGTACTCGCCCATCGGCAGGCAGCAGTTCGAGGAGGACGGGACGCTCATCCTGAACCGGGATGGGGACCCTTACATGGCGGGGCCCGACGAGCACTTCTGTAAGCGCTGCGTCCACTACTACGACCGGCTTGCCAATGAGAAGCTGTTCGACAAGGGTGAATGGCAGATGCCCTGTAAGGGCGACAAGACATGGCGAGGAGCCTCGATCACCGACGAGGACCTAGCGCAGTCTGGGATGGACGAGGAGGAGATCAAGCAGTATCGGATCGGCATCGATCCTGTTGCTTGGATTGAGTACGAATTCAACATGCGGGCTGACTGGTATCAGGCCGACATGATGAGGTGTTCGAACCTCTGGAAGGCAGCCAGGGCCGGCAGACGCGTAGGGAAGACGACAGTCCTCTGCTGGGACATTCTCTACTCTTGCTTCTTCAAGGATGGCTACGTCCAGACCAAGTTCGAGTACCTGATCATCTGCCCTTACGAGGCGCAGGTGAAGAAGATCTTCGACAACATCGAAGACTTCATCGGCAGGTCTCACAACATGAGGGCCTCCGTGAAGGCCGTCAGAAAGTCTCCTTACTGGGAGATTGAGTTCTACAACGGCTCTGTTGTTCGAGGCTTCTCCTCAGGTCGTAAGACGGGTGCCCGCTCTGACAAGATTCGTGGTCAGGACGCGGATGCCATTGGTTTCGATGAGATCGACTACATGGCCGATGAGGACATCGAAGCCATCTTCGCTGTGCTGTCCTCAAACCAGCGGGTGCGCATGTGGATGTCGACGACACCCACTGGAGCCAGGTCTAAGTTCCACACGGTCTGCACAGACAAAAGACAGGGCTTCAAGGAGTTCTGGTTCATCTCCAAGGAGAGCCCTCGGTGGACTCCTAGGGCTGAGAACTTCTTCAAGTCCATGTACTCACAGTCTGGTTACGACCGTGAGTTCAATGCTGAGTTCGGCACTCCCACAGAGGGTGTCTTCAGACAGTCCGACCTGGATAGTGCCCTTCGCCAGTATGACTACGACCAGATGCAGAGGCACAAGGACCGTATCTACATCCTTGGAGTCGACTGGAACAAGCTCACAGGAACGCACCTCGTGGTGGTGGAGATCGACCCCAAGCGTAAGAAGGGGGCTCGAGCGGCTGTAGTCGACAAGCAGATCATCCGACCGCAGGAGTTCACACAGATCGCCGGCGTTGAAGCGGTGGTCCTCATGGACAAGAAATGGGGCTGTGACTACGTCTACGTCGACGAAGGCTATGGCGCGACCCAGGTCGAGCTCCTACACCGTATCGACAAGCAGCAGCCTGCTGCTCAGCTCAACTACGCCAAGAGACTCGTAGCAGTGAACATGTCCGAGAAGGTGGAGTTCAGGGATCCGCGCAATGCTTCACTCGTAGTTAAGAAGCACGCGAAGCCCTTCATGATCGACCTCCTTGCTGGATGGATCTCCTCTGGACAGCTTGTCCTGCCGGCACACGAAGACACAACCGTTGCCCTGATTGAGTCTGAGCTCGCGTACCTCGAGGTCGGTCTTGTCCAGCAGATGAGAGAGTTCAGAGTCGAGAAGTACTCGCCGCAGGGTCACCCTCGGTACACACAGGGTTACGAGCACACTCTCACGGCACTCGCACTAGCGGTCATGGGATTCGCTGTCAACTTCTCTGAATTCAATGACTACAAGCCAGTCAGTGACATGTATGTTGGGCTCACTCCTGTAGGGACGGATCCGGATGACCTGGAGAACAGGTATCCTGGAAAGTCCTTGGAGCAAGCCCGGAAGGCTCGTAGACAGGAGTTTCAGAAGCTTCGGGAGGAGCTTGCGCCAGGTAGGAGCACCGGAACTGGTTCTGGGCAGGAAGAGTACACCTCAGAGATCGTGGAATTCATGCAGACCATGAATGGGTACAAGACTAAGGGTAAGTCGGGTAGGAACCCCCTGCGTAGTGGCTTCAGAGGTTCTCCGAGGCGCATCTCACCGTGAAGCCTTTCCAAAACGAGCCTGCGGAAGCCAAACGCTTCCGTACCATCCGCGAACTAGAGAACGTCGATCGAGACGTCCCGGATGGGAGCAACGAAGAGATCACGGACGCAGACCTCAGAGATCTCTTCGACTACCAGGCTTACGTGGCCAACAAGGCGACAGCTCTGATCAGAGAGGTGAAGCCTCTAGCTGAGAAGCTCTCCATCCCAGTCGACATCGACGCTGTGCGTGTCAGAGATGCTGTACGTCGCCAAATGGGTGGAGGAGACAAGTCTGATGGCAGCACTATCTCCTTTGACATCTACAAGCAGATGTACGACGAGCAGGTACGCCGCTCTCGGAAGCTGAAGTTCGAGATCGTTGGTGAGTTCACCGGTGACGCCAGTACCGACGCGTTCAAGATCAAGAAGCACATGCGTGGAGGTGGAGGCGGACTCTCTAAGTGGGACGAGTTCCTCCTTAGCATGGAGCCCTGGCTTCTCTGGCTCCTGCTGAACCAGCTGATCGGACAACACCAGGGTATCGAGCACCAAGAGGCATGTGCTGCTAAGCAGCCTGCAGGGTCTGAGGTCGGACCTATTCAGCTCCGTATCGCTATCTCAATGGCTGCGATGATGCTGATCCTTGGGATGCAGGAGGACGTGGTCCTCTTCGCCGTCAACCAGCCTTCATTCAACTTCCCTCTGCCTGGGAGTGAGATCCTCGCTCAGGCAAGGCGCCTAGTCGAGAGCGACGGCATGCACAGACAGCTCAAGGAGATCCAGGGCGCGACAGACCCTATGGTGATCACTGCGTACGCCGACAACTACATCACTCGACAGCCTGACGGGTACGAGGCCTGGGTGGCCTACAGAGACCTCAGGGACACCCGAGAGCAGATCGTCACCTCGTACTACCACTCACATCAGTACTCAGAAGGACACCGCACGATCCTCGAGTACGAAACCTCCGTGTATCACGAGACCCCTGGTGTCCCGAACCTCTTCCCCAATCCCTTCGGGACAGGGAGGAGAGTTCGGATTGAGTATCCGGACTCATCGACGATCTCGACGGCTTACTACCGATCTCTGGTTCAAGGGACCTCAATCGCCGACCGCAACATCAATGCCATCGCTGGAGTCATGACCAGCGGGTTTGCCCTAGACGTCCTCTGTTGCTTCGCTAGATTCATGGTGAAGACCAACGACGTTCAGCGCATTCAGAAGATCAGAGACATCATTGCGGTCTCTATCGGCGTGATGCAGAACGGGCTCACGCTCACGGTCATGTCTCCTCGAGGGGTTCTAAACTGGGCCATTCGAAGCATCCAGAACGAGATCATTGCCCACATCCACCGGGCCTTCGACAACATCATCGACGACGTTGCTCAGTGGACTATCAGCTTCGACCCGGACGTCATGGAGGACTTGACCTACTGCCCCTTCATCTGGGACTTGCTGCAGATGATCCAGCAGGCTATCCAGTTCTTCCGTGAGCAGCTCTTCAGCCTCGTTCGTAAGTTCATGGTCGGCCTCGAGGAAGAGGGAGGAGAGATGTTCCTCCGCTGGGGCACGATGTACGACCTCCGCAGGGCCCGGGTCATCCTCACTATCCTTGACAGAATCCTCGCAACCGTGGAGTATTGCGCTGATGATGGGTCCGGGACAGGCGACGGAGTTGACCCGCTACCTGATCCGGGTGAAGATGACAACTTCTTCGACAACATGCCGCGTCCATTGAAACTACCGCCCGAGGTGGTAGAAAAGTTCTTTCCTGGTGAGATGGCCATCGAAAGAGGTCACGGTCAAAGATCGATCCCAGCACCAGGAACTGAGATCAGCAGTCAGGAGCAACAGGTGACCGTTGAGAACTACCGTAAGTTCTGCCTCGGTATCGTTCCCGATGCTGTCCTGAACGCGATCATTAGAGAGGATGCCTGATGGCCTGGTTCGGCCTCTGGAAGACAAGGACTGAGAAGGCCCTGGAAGGTCTCTCATTGGACCTCTCCGACCTGAAGACCTCGATCACGAGATCTCCGACATCCTCCCCTGGTGAGTTCGGCACGGCCGTCAAGGAGAAGAGACGCCCCGGTAAGCGGGATCTCACTCTCCAGACGGGTAAGCAGAAGATGCTCTCGTCCAGGCGTACTGCCGGCGATGAAGTTGCCCCTGTCTACGACCTCACCGAGGTCATCAAGTTCCAGGACCTCGAGTCGTACTTCCGTGTCTCCGTGGATCGCCACGTCGAGATGATCATGAAGAACGGCTACCGGCTGAAGGGCAAAGACCCTGAGGCTGTCAAGTACATGAAGCGCCGGCTCGAAGAGATCGAGATCATCTCCGACAGGCCCTTCGAGGACATGCTTCGATCACTCGTCCGCAACACAGTAGTGACCTCGAATGGTTACTGGGTCTTCTCGAGAGACCCCATGCGCTCGACAGGACATCGAATCAAGATGTGGGGCAAGAAGCTCAACCCCATCTCTGCGATCTCCATCCCGGACCCAGCAACAGTCAAGGTCCGCCAGAATGCAAGTGGGCGCCCCTATGCCTACGTTCAAGAGGTGCCTGGGAACCAGAAGAAGAAGATCTGGCAGCACCACGACGTAGTCCATGTGACGACAGCCCTCAAGGACGGCTACTCCTTCGGCACGCCTTTCATCATCCCCACGATGGAGGACATCAAGGCTCTCCGTAAGCTGGAGATGCTGGCCGAGCATGTAGGACACAAGTTCGCGTTCCCGCTTCTCCATTGGAAAGTCGGCAACGACAAGTTCCCGGCAGAGGTCACCGTAGACCCTGCAAGCGGGACCCCCATCTCAGAGGTCCGCATGGCGCACGGCAAGCTGGAAGAGCTTAGCCAGGAGGGCTTCGTTGTAACGACCCACCGCCACGAAGTGGTCCTCGTTGGTCAGGATGGGGAACTCTTCGATCTGAAGCCCTACATCCAGCACTACGAAGCACGTGTGCTGAGCGGGCTCAGAGTCTCTGAGGTAGACCTCGGTAGAGGAGACACCTCCAACCGAGGGACTGCCCAGGTCATGTCTCAGGTGCTTGTAGACGCATGCACCGAGGTCCAGCAGGTCATTGCTGCATACCTCAACATGAAGTTCTTCCGCATTCTCCAGATGGAGGGTGACTACAACGTCAACCCCGACAACAGGGTGGTGTTCTCCTGGCCTCCGATCGACGCTGAAGCCCAGCGTGCCCAGGAGACCCACGGCCTCAATCTCTATGTTCAGGGTGGTATCACCCGCGAAGAGCTCCGGTTGGAGTACCTCGAGAGGGACGAGATTTCGGACAGCGAGGAAGAGGGACTGTTCCTCAACAAGCACCTCATCCCGCTCATGGAAGCCGAGACCAAGAACAGCATCGAGATCGAGAAGGCAAAGCCCAAGCCTGTCGCCGGCGCTGGTGGGGGTGGTGCATCTGGGGGTGGAGGTGCCAAGGCAAAGGCTTCTGGTGCGAAGGCTTCGAAGCGTTCGAGCTCTGCAACCCAGCCCTCGAACCAGCATGGGAAGTCTGCCACTAAGCCTCGAGTGGCCAAGAACGACCTGGCTCGGATCCTAGAGCTCTGCGGTGATCAAGTCATCAAGGAGCATCACGAATGTGTTGGAACCGGCCTCCAGCACGACATGAGGGAGATCGTTACTGAGGCGACGAAGGAAATCTCGAGGGTAGCGACGCCGGCATTCATTGATGCTTGGGAAGATGGATACAGAGAGGCTTCACCCCCTGAAGCTTCAGTACCTCCTCTTAAGACCCGGTCCCTCATGAGAACCTACCTCGAAACATTCCGCCAGCGGGACTTGCACCGCTTCGAGAAGAGTCTTATGATTTCGGCTGGCATCAGTCCTAAGGACGGCCGCTTTGAGAACAAGGCGTCACCTACCCAGGTGCGTCCGGCTCTCGAGGTTGTTGATGTTCTTCTGACTCGAAAGCTCGACCGCGGAATCAACGGCGCCTATCACCTTGGATATCTCGAAGCACTGAAAGACGCTGGTTCGGATCACGTAACTATGATCGTTCCGGATGACAAGTCGCGAGAGATCCCTTTGAATGATGAGACTCTGATTCTGAGCCTTGTGGCAAACCCCGTGTTTCTTGATAACTGCGAGGGCGGTATCAAGATCGAGACACGTAAGTCGGGGACTACCGATGCCTGAACTAATCTTCCAAGACTGGGTTGGCCTCGCCGATCTACAGCTGCGCAGTGACGCCGCCAACTTCTTCGAAGACGTTTCGAAGGAGAGCGGGAAGAGAGTGTCTCTACTCGTCGACTCTCCGGCGACGTACTCGGGCTACCTCCTGAACGGCCGGGTGTACCCGGGCCAGCACATGCAGGAAGGCACCCGGACCTGGACGGACCAGGCACACGGCGGCATCAGCCACTTCAACAAGCCTGTTCTCCTTCACCACGACTCGAGCCAGGATCCCATCGGCCGCGTGGTCAAGGCATCCTTCCAGGCCCTCAAGTCTGGCGACTCCTTCTTCGAGGACTACATTGAGCCGGCACGGAACGGTGCTGAGGGCTCTGGCGTCACTACTCTCGGAATGCGCATTACCGACAGCGCTGCGATCGAGAAGTTCCTCAACAAGGAGTACTTGACTCTCTCTACGTCGTTCTACAGCCCCCAGGCTATCTGCACTGTTTGTGGTACAAACATGATGCAGGATGGCTGGTGTGAGCACCGGCCTGGGCAGAAGTACGAGGTAGAGGACTCGGACGACGTAGAGTGCTACTTCGTCACAGGACAGATGTTCTACAAGGAAGTCTCAGTAGTGAATGACCCCGCTCAGCCTCGAGCAGTCGTTCAGAACATGAAGATGGAAGATTGCGTGAGCTCCGGCTGGGATTCGCAGGTTTGGTCGCCAGACGTCCAGCCTCGGTTTGCCCTACAGGACTCCGCCTCGGGGACGATCACCCCGCTGACCCTTACAGAGGGTGAGCGGGATGTCATCCCTAGTGGTGGCAACTCTATCAAGCGCCGGATTCAGGTCGCTATTCCCGCTGCTAGCCCACTCACCCCAGAAGATGTCGCTCAAATTGAAGGCAACCTGTCTAAGGCAGGCGCTGGATCTACTGACGACACCTTCACGGGCTGGCCGGTAGAGGATAGTGTCAAGGAAACGGACTTGCTTGATGACGAGGGCTTTGCTCTAGCCCACATTGCGAAGGGCCTATTGGCTTCAGGCCTGCTCAAGTCGGATGAGGAACTCAACGTCCAGGACGTGTCTTTCGTCCAGGGCGAGATGGTCGCCTACATCCGCGGTGTGACGACTCCCGATCCGGGAGACGGTCACTTCCATACGCTCTATCTTCACCTCGACCTTAAAGACAAGGTCATGCGCGGGTGGACTGAGGGTACGTACGTCCATGAGGGCGACGCCCCTGTCCAGCACGGGCATGGTATCGAGTTCGGGGTAAAGAAGATTGATGCGGATGCTTGGTCAGGCAAGACGCGAGACGCAGATAGAGGCGACAACCACGTCCACGATGTGAGTGTTGTCCTTGAGCGTGATGCGCAGACAGTGCCAGGTTTCGACGACGTGATCACCCTCATTGACCGCTATACGGACGCGATCGATTCGGATGATTACTGGAGCGAACTGGCAGCCGATAAGCAGCTCAGTGCAAAGGAACGCGGGAAGCTTAAGTCTCAAACGTATTGCGGCCCCGGCCGTACTTTCCCTATCCCGGACTGCGCCCATGTCATGGCGGCGCGTCGTCTGATCGGACGTTACAAGGGTACCCCTGCGATGAAGCAGGCCATCCTTGACAAGGTCGCGAGCAAGTCGGCGGTGTTTGATTATGACGGAAGCGAAACCGGCCAACTCTCAATGGAGAACTCCGAAGTGGAAAACAAGACCACTGATGGTGCCGGCGGAGCTCCGGCATCCACTCCCGACGCTGCCTCGCTGAAGATCCTGACGGATCAGATCGCGACGCTTGCACAGGAAAAGAAGGACCTCCAGTCAGACCGTGACCGTATTCAGCAAGAGCTGACGGACATGACTGAGAGTGCAAACAAGTTCAAGGCCGAGGGGCATTCCCTTCGCGCTCGGAACCTTGCACTCATGCGCAGCGTTGCCGGCCATGCCGACACTGCTGACCTGGATACTTTCGAGAAGATCGAACGATACGGCGAGACTCTCGCCGAGCGTTCTTCCGACTCCATTTCCGACGCTACCAAGGATGAGGGGACGGCATTCGCCGAAGCCCTTCAGGCCAAGGTCCACACACCCGACAAGGGTGTCGATCCCAAGGTGACTGACGCGACGACTCCTGATCCCCGTACGGTTACTCGTAACCAGGAAGATCTGGACAAGAAGCCTGAGCCCACAAAGGACACGGACCCGGCTGACCTGATGTAGCCTGTCCCTAACGCACTGAGGATTTACAAATGCCCGAACCGAGCACGCCTTTCTTCACACCGTTTGGTGGGCGGTCGGAGAGGTACCCGTTCTGGAACAGAATCGGTACCTGCGCCTATGACCACTCTCTGAACCTCGACCAGGCTCGTCCGGCGAAGTTCCTCCCCCGTATCAAGGAGGATGAAGTTCGTCAGATCCCGGTCGTGATGTACCCCGGTACTATCGTTGGTGTTCTGAACACCCGCGACCATTCGGCTCTCTCTGCCTTCACGGACGAGAAGCCGGGGATCCTTGTCCCTGCCCACGCGAGTGCGGCTGGCTACGAGATCGTTACGACAAGCATCGACGTCAACTCGGGCCGCTACGGCTCGATCTACGACGCCGATGGAACCGGTAGCTCCCTCCTGAGCGCCGCTGGTACGTCGACGGTCACCGTGGCTCAGACCATTCCGCTGGGTGTGGTCCAGGAACCCGTGTGGTGCGAAGCTACCCAGCTTCAGTTCCGCAACCTTCGTTACCAGACCAAGATCAACGTCCTGACCAGAGGCCGCCAGCTGCGCATCCCGTGCATGACGGCCGAAGAGGTCTTGATCCAGCCTGGTGACCTCGTCCAGGTTTCCGACACAGCGGGCGATCACGACCCGACAGTGCCGGCTACCTCCTACCCTGGTCGCTGGAAGCGCTTCGACCCGACTGGTGCCACCGTGGCAATGGTCCCCTTCATTGTGGGCCGCTGCGTTGACCGTCGACGGATCGCAACCGGTACGGCTGCAACTGTCCTTTCTGCTGACCTCGCAGCGAATGTCACGCTGACGAATGTCAACTCGGATCAGGACTACGACACGCTGGCTCGCGTACAGACTGTCCCGGGGCTGGGCCTTCAGGGCTCTGCCACGCAGGGTGCTCTGGCTTCTCAGACGTTCGCTCTCTCCGATGGGTCGGGCGACTACTGGGAAATCGACGTTTCCATCGGCGTGATCGGCGTCTAGTGCGACGCTCTAAGAAAGGGAAAGAATCAAATGTCTAAGTTCGCTGACTATTTCCAGGACAACGTCCTGGGCAAGATCACGGACGAGGCGGAGCGCTCGCAGACTGTCCAGATCTTTAAGCAGATCGGCAGCGAGTTCGACGACTACGTCGAACAGGTAGCAAAGGACATGGTCGAGCGTCAGCTCGAAGACCGTGGCCTGGCCGCCCGTGCTCCTAAGCCGCGTGACCACGATGTCCGGTTCCAGCGCATGCTGGATTGCTGGAAGCGTAACGGTTACTCGCCGGCCTCGCCCAACAAGAAGGTTACCTGGGACCAGCTGGTCGACAACGACCGTGGCCGGATGCGGCAGTTCCGCGACGGCAAGCTGGAGAAGGACGACTTCGCGTTCCGCGATGGCGCCTTCTACTGGGATAACCCCTACCTGATCCCCCGCGTCATCGCCACTCTGGTGCGTGAGCCGCAGGAGATCGTCTCGACACTGACGCCCCTTCTCACCAAGGTTCGGTTCGACAACCCCGCTCAGGGTCTCTTGATTCCCGCAGTGTCTTCGTACGCTGCCGGTAGCTTGGACCTGGCGGAAGGCGACCCCTACCCGGAAGGCCAGTTCGAGTACGCAGGCACGGTCACCGCGACCATCGGGAAGTCTGGTATCTCCGTCCGTTTCACGGAAGAGATGCTTCGCTACTCGCTGTTCGACGTGATGTCCATGCATCTGCGTGCTGCGGGCGTAGCCCTCCAGCGGTGGAAGGAACAGAAGGTCGCTGACCACATCCTGAGTCAGGGTTCGAACCACTACGACAACTTCGATCTGGCCGGCACCTGGACATCCGGGCGCAACCAGGCGGGTCTGTTGAACGGGACGTTCTCGCTGCAGGATCTCCACGACATGTACGCTGCGATGATCAACGACGGGTTCATCCCGAACGCGATCCTCTGCAACCCCATGGCGTGGTCGATCTTCGCTCAGGACCCTGTGATGCGTAACTGGGCTTACTCCCAGGGACCCAAGCAGATCTGGTCGACGTACAAGGGCGATGTCGCGACGGTCAAGGAATGGTCCGGTTCGGGTCAGTCGCAGGGTCTGAACCATCAGACCTTCGTGTCCGACCCCGAGCAGGTCCAGACCACGTACACCGACGTGCCCGGCATGTTCCCGTACCCGCTGCGGATCATCGTCAGCCCGTTCATCCCGTTCAACGGGACGACGAGCGCGACGGACCTGATCCTCTGCGATACGAACGAGCTGGGTCTCCTCTCGGTGAACGAGGAACCGACCACCGACCAGTGGACGGATCCCGAGCGGGACATCGTCAAGGTCAAGATCCGCGAGCGCTACGCCATCAACATCATGAATGATGGCAAGGCAATCCGGACGGCCAAGAACGTCATCGTGGGTCGCAGCTACGACTACGAAGACAAGATGACCTGGGAAGCTGGGACTGGTGCCCTCCCGACAGGCGTGACGCCTGAGCTGGGCGCTGAGCAGAGCTAGTCTCTGACCAGTCAAAGTTAGGTCTTTGGGGCCGCGGGGACCTCCCTCCTCGCGGCCCCTCCTTTTAGGAGGAACAAATGAGTAGTCCCCTCGGCACTACGATTGACGCCGACACGGTAGAGCCTGGTGCTACCGTCTCGATCAATCTGCAGCGCCAACCCGTCCTAGGGGTCCCTGGGTTCATGCTGAGCCCCAAGAGTCCGACAGGAGTCGTGCCCGCTGACATCAGCCCTGAGTCCCTTGCAATGCTGCGTAGGGCTCTTGACCACGGCCTCATCACGCTTTCCTCGAGGCCTATCGGCCTGCCGGAGAAGGCACCCACAGTCAAGGTCGAAGAAGTCTTCGCTCTCATTGACCAAGTCACCGATGTGAAAGAGCTGAGTGGGACCTTTGTGAAGGTCCAGAAGGAATACCTTCCGAAGCTCGATGGAGTAACTCTTAGCCAGCTGATGAGACTGGTTGTCGAGCACGAGGCCGAGTCCCAGTGTCGAGATGACATCATCAACTGGTTCATGAGAGCGCTGGACAGAACCGGCGGTATCACCGAGATCTCTGATGAGGCAGGTGGTCAGCAGAAGGTTCTCTTCACGAAGGAGCCAGGCCAGAAGGACGTTGAAGCCCTTCGTGAGTCTGGTGCCGCTCCTCAGGTCGAGACCGTCAGTGAGAAGGAGCTCGAGGAGCTCTTCTAATGCCCGCCCCGCTGCTGCAGATCAGTGACCCCGCGAATGCGGCAGTTGACGTAGCCCTGAACCAGGTCGTTACGCTGACCTTCGATCAGGTGCTAGACACAGACTCGGTTTCCTCGCAGACGGTTCTACTCCGGAGCGAGGAGATAAACGAGGTGATCGATACGGTTGTCGCCCTGGATCCAGCAGGGCGCATCGTTCGCGTCACCCCAGTCACGTTGATGATCCCGGAGTCGACCTACAAGGTCGTCGTCCTTGGAGCCGACGTGACCACCACCTCGATCGAGAGTGGTGGCTTGCCTCTTGCGGTCTCTATCCAGATCACCTTCTCAACAGGTACTCAGACAGAGACCAGCATCGAAGAGATCACAGGGGACTTGAATCTCCCCGGTGAGGTCACGACCGTCATTGGCGGTGCGACCCCTCTCTCGATCATCAGCACGAAGCCGAGACATAACGCTTTTGGCTTCCCGGTAGATCAAGGACAGTTCCAGTTCCGGTTCAACAAGGACCTAGACGGGACGAGTGTTGCAGCAAACGTCGAGATCGAGTTCGAAGCTTTCTACGACGAGGGTGAACTCCTCGCCGCAGAATCGGACTTGGGTCTAGGCGGAGACCTGGAGCACTACTTCAAGTTTCAGACGGAGGACTACACTGGCGGAGCGGCGGGGTTTCTGGATCCTACTCTGTTCGACTTTCCGTCCAGCGGAGCATGGTCGACGTCTGGGAACTATCTGTTCTATGACTACACGGGAAGCCTCCCTAAGAACACCTGTGTGACTGTCATCCTCGGCGAAGAGCTCGCCGACTCTGATGGCGGGTTCCTGGGTGATGACTTTGTCTGGTTCGCCTGCTCTGAGCCCTGGCCTGATTGGGTCAGCGTCAGAGCTGCCAGGCACGAGGTCGGATCCGTAGCCACGAAGGACGTCCCCGACAGCTTCATCGGACTCCGGATCTGGCAGAACTCCATGGACCTGATCCAGCAGTTCAACTGGCGTATCGACATCGTCGAGGCCAGCATCTACTACAAGAAGCTGGTCCGCTGTGAGACCTCCCTCAGCATCTGGGAGGACCTCAAGATGCAGAGCGCCCTCCTCTCGGGTACCTCCAAGACCCTGGGTGACCTCAAGATCCAGTACTCGGCCACATCCGGGGCCGTCAGGCCCTTCGGCCTCACGAGGCTCCAGGAGGACTGTGCGCAGCTCAAGAACCAGGTCTGGTACTATCTGACCGAGATGCCCGAGGTCGGAGTCAAGAGCCGTAGAGACCCCCTGGAGCCCTCCAGAGGGTACTTCCGTGAGAGGCTCTGGCGGGCTGAGCTGGTCTACAACAACGTGGCGGTTCCTTCGAACGTGGCCAACTCCGCTCTCGAGCGGTTCCAGGCCGCTGGAGCTATCACCGCTCACCGGGCCTACTGATGAGGTGCCTGTCGGCTCTCCTCCTGGCCTCCCTCCTCATGGGGTGCTCGAGCGTGAAGACCAACGAGGAGCCGTACATCATCAAGGGGCCGGAAGACGCGGCCATCTTCATCGAGGGGTACCGGGAAGAGGAGATCTTCTACGGGTACGAGGCTTCGATCGCGTTCCCGTTCCTCGAGCCTATTCCGATCATCGGTACGTTCCTGTCAGGTAAGCTGATCTCTCTGAGGTCGGGCGCCGTTCGTCCGATCTTCGTCCCAGAATATAAGGAAAAGACCTATGCGACTCAATCGACTCGGAGGCCTTCTCGGACTCCTCCTGCTCTCAGTGTGCCTTTCAGCATGCAGCGGAACGAACTACAAGGCTGTGGGGTGGGTGGACGGTGAAGCTGGCGTACAGGCCATGTCTGGTCCTGTCGGCAGCGAGACACCTATCACCCAGCCCTACGTCATCAAAGGCAAGGCTACTGTGACTGCGCAGTATCCGGCCGAGCCCCACCTCGACATCCTCCTCGAGCCTGAAGCAACTGTCACAGTCCAGAACGCACCCGGTGCGATTCCCCTGGGCTATAGCAGAGGTGCCCCCGTTGTTCTCGATGGTGGGAAGACCGTTATCCGTAGGAAGTAACGATGCGTTTCGCTGTCGCTCTCATCGCCATCGGTTGCCTGACAGTCTTCACAAGCTGCCAGGGTTCCATCACCCGAGCAGGGGATGAAGCAGACCGGGTGATTGCAAGCACGGAGGCCTCAACCAGTCGAGCTCTCGACCGGATTGATCAGTCTGTCACTAGTGCGAAGCAAGAGATGACAGCGGCAATCGGTGAGTTCCGAGATGAATACTCAGGGGCGTTGACGGAGACCTCTACTGAGGTGTCCAAGCTGCGTGAGGAATTCAACGAGGACGTCACTGCTCTCGAGGCCAAGCTTGAGGAACGCATCACGCAGGTCGAAGCTGCAGCTCTGACAGTTATCAAGGAGGGTGACAAGGCAGCAGAGGCACGCATCGACCAGGTCTTCACTGAGCTCAGGGTCTTCGTACAGGAGACCCTGGCTCAGATCACCGCGCTGATCCTCCCGATCTTGAACATGTCGGAGTCAATCAGTGGGGCGGTCGAGAAGGGGCAGGAGCACTTCGCTACAGTCGTCAAGGAAGTGCTCAAGCTGATTGCGAAGGTGGAAGAGATCCTCACAGAGGTTCAAGGCACCATCCGCGAGTTCACTGGCAAGAACCCTGAGACGGGGGAGAGCAACGGAGAGGGACTGGCCGGTTTGATCGCCGGCATCCTGGGCACTCTGATGGCCGGCTACACACAGTGGCGCCGTGCACAAGACCACAAGCAAAAGGGCTACAACCAGACGCCTGAGCAGCTCGCTGCGCAGACGCGGACGTGTATCTCTACCGCCATCAAGAGCGGCGAATTCGACGATGAGATCAGAGGGCGACTAGTGAAGCTCGGAATGATCAGCACGAAACCTAACGGGGGAGAGAAATAGCTTCTCCACCCGGTGAAGACAAAATCACGGCCTGGACTGCTTTCGGGGGCTTGTCTATAATTCGACAACCCCTTGTAGTCAGAGCTTCGGAGTAACCCATGGCGACTGTTCACGACGACGATTGGTCGGTAAACTTCATCACCGGCGACATCCGATTTGTCGGCCTCAACGATGCCGCAGCCACTCACACAGGTCTCGAGATCCATCGCTGGCTCTCGCTGAAGGCCTCGCAACAGCAGGCTGCCGGTGGTGCCAACAACGACATCATCGACATGGCCTCGCTGATCGCGTCGACGCGTACGACGGACCAGATCTTCAACCTCGAAGATCACACCGGCAACGGTGGTCCGCGCTACAACTTTGACGACGAAGCCATGGAGCACCTCTATGGTGCGTCCTGGGTTCAGGGCTCGGGGGCGACACGGGAGGCCTGGGGGGCTCTCAGTATCCTGGGTTCGGTCGCGCAGACCAACACTCAGATCATGGTCATCCAGGACAAGGACCTCTACCAGTACACGACCACGGACACCGCGCCCTTCTGGGGTACGCAGGCCTCGCCTTTCAATGGCAACGTGACGACTGGTGTGCTTGCCCGCTTCCAGGTCAAGATTGCGACCAGCGGCACCAAGATCGATGGCAGCAAGGTCCTCGTCCAGATTCACAACTACCTCGACTCGTACGCCTCCTTCGAGGTGACCCTCGGTACGGGTGAGTCGGTGGCCGCGGTCTCCTCAGTGGATGACCCGCAGAACGACACCGCCTTCGGTACGGTCACGGCCTACACCCACGTCGTCAACAGTGGTGGCACGGCCAACGCTCCGACCGGTGGATACCAGACGATTGACATCGGTGATGGTAACGGCGTCCAGCCCTACTACTCTGAGTACACCTATGGAGCCGACACCTCGGGTGACGGCCTCAAGGGTCTGTGGGAGTACTACAAGGAAGCCACCAAGACGGGCTCCGCAAAGACGATCGACACCATCGGCGGTGAGTTCTTCCGAGGCATCACTCACTCGTACATCTACCAGAACCTCTCGGGCACGTTCAACGAGCGCGAGGATGTCGTCTGGGGGACCCAGGTTACGTACGACACCCTGGCGGGCGGTACGTTCACCGTGGGTAACTACATCAGGTTCGGTACGGGCGGCAACGGCGGCCGGATCATGTACGACAACGGCACGACCACGATGATCGTAGCCCTCGATGACACCACGGGCACGATCACCCCGGTTGATACCGAGGTCATGACCGAGTACGACGTCGGCTCCTACAACACTCCGAGTGCAGCGTCTGGGGTCACAGCCGCTGTGGACACGACTACTCCTGTCGCCGACCCGACTCTGGGTGGTGGCTCCGGTGTCATGCTGGCCGTCGACACCGCTGGGCTCGAGCATCACATCCAGCTTCGTACTGGTGTGGCCCCGGTCGACACCCTCGAGGTACGCGGCATTACATCGGCTGCAACGGCTGATGTGAACGCAACGATTGTTGCCCAGACGATCTCCCCGGTCTTCCTCGGCAACTACGTGGGCTCGATGATCGGTGCGTTTGGTGTGGGCTTCGCGGCCAGCGATATCTCCTTCCCGACGACGGTCGTGGACCTCGACGGCGACACGAACTCCGCCCCGAACACCGTGACCTTCTCGGTCAATGGAGTCAAGCCCTCCGAAGACTATCTGATGGTCGGCGAGAAGCACGCCTCCAACGCGGACTTCAACTGGGCACAGGACACCACCAATGGCGCCCTTGTTGGCGCGGGGATCACCACAGTCACAGTGAACTCAGTTCCGGCCAATACACCGGCTACGGGCTGGCTGCGACTCACGGTTGATGACAACCGGCGGGTCTTCCTGGAGTACACAGCCACCAACGGCACGACCACCTACACGATTCCCTCGCACGACTTCTCTGGTAACGATACAGCTGCTTCCGGCAGCGAGATTATCGTGATGCCGATCGACAAGCCGGTGACAGTTGACCCCACGACCTACACCACGGTCTTTACGACCCCGATGACCATGTGGGTTAGAGTCCGTGATGGTGGTGCCGCTGGCGATGGCATCCCGATCAAGCCGATTGACCAGCAGGCCTCTCTCGGGTCTAGCGGAGGCTCGTCTCAGATCAACCGCCTCGCAGACGCGTAATGGAGAAGGGCCTTGGAAGTCGCGAACCTCCAGTCCTGGGCCAAGTGCTCTAGCTGCGGTACCGTCATGTGGTGTGAGGCCTCTACCTCTCACCAGAGTTGTTATTGCGCCTGCGGCGATCTTCACCTCGACGACGGCCAGATTCTCGGTGACTCTGTCGACCTCACGTTCACAACTGAGCAGATGCAGGCCGCCCTTGATGCGGAGTATTCCTAATGGCCGTTCCTGCATGGGCCATCGCCAACACGACTGACGTGATGCTCGAGCCGTCCACGGATGGCACCTTCTCAGCATTCGGTGGTGGCCCTGCAGGCCTGAACGACGAGACTGACTACTTCATCCAGAACGCAGAGTGCGCGTCGAAGAACGCCTGGGCCAGTGCCCTCAGAGGCATGATGCACGACCACAACACCGTGGATCTGGCTGTCGGTACCGACGAAGCCGTGATGGTCTGGCAGATCTACCACGTACCCAACGCCATCGGTGCCAACGGCATGCGCGTCATGGTCGGCACGTCTACGTCGGTGAACTGGTACTTCGAGGTTGGTGACGCAACATCCCTGCTGTTCGAGACATGGGTGCCGTGGGTCGTGAACTTCGACAACAGCCTGGAGACGGGACAGAACGGGTCTCCGTCTGCAGCAGGTACCGTCGACTGGGTCGGTGGTGGTGTAGACGTCACCGCCAATGGACCGACCAAGGGTTCACCGTTCGGCATCGACGCCATTCGCTTCGGCCGATTCCAGCTCGACTGGACCGGTGGCGAGACGGCCGACTATCAGACGTTTGCCAAAGCTGAAGCGTACTCGAACGCCAACATCCGTCGATACGGCATCATCGAAGCGACCAGCGACGGCACGTACCGGGTGCAGGGATTCCACTCTCTCGGTACGAGCGGCACGCTCTGCGACATGCGTGACTCTGGCCAGGTCATCTTCATTCGGGACACGCCGTTCGTCACCCCGGGCTTCACTCGTTTCGAGGTCATCAACGCCAGCTCGAACATCGAGTGGGACAACATCATCATCAAGGCCCTGGGAACAGGGACTGACCCTCGCGGTGTCTTTGTCCAGACGTCGGGCGACATCCTCTTCACGAACTGTCAGTTCATTGGAATGGACACGTTCGACTTCCTGGCCGCAGTGGATGCGGACGTGACCACCTGTACCTTCCGCGCATGCAATGAAGTGACTGCGCCAGGGACGAACCTCCTCGGCACGAAGATCCTCGAACCCACCGTCGCAGTAAATGGTGCCGGGCTTGTGTGGAACGTGGCGACTGATCCTGACGGACTCCTAGACAACATGGAGTTTAGCCAGGGCGCGAACGCTCACCACGCGATCAGCTTTGGGTCGAGCACACCTACAGAGATCACTCTCACAGACATCGCGTTCGGCACTGACTGGAACGCCACCGACGAGACCGATGGCGCGACGCTCCTTTTCGGAGACAAGGGTTCCGACACAGACTGGATCGTCAACCTGTCTGGTTGCACTGGCACGATCTCCTACGACATCGTTCGTGGCACCGACACGGTGACCTTCGTCATCGACCCGGTTACGGTTGAGATTGAGGTCTTGGACATCACCACCCAGCTCCCGATCGAGGACGCCGGCGTTCTTCTCGTGGCCGCAGATGGCACGGGGGACATGCACTATCAGCAGGCGATCACCGGTGCTGCCCGCACAGGTGGAAACCTCATCACTGTCACGCATACATCTCACGGGTTGGCGACAGGAGACTTCGTTCTGCTTGAGGGCGCGGACACGGGCGAGGGATACAACGGCTGTCACCAGATCACCGTGACTACCGCCAATGCCTACACCTATGTGGTTACGGGTACCAATGGCTCAGCTACTGGCAGCCTCACCATCACTGGGGCCTACTTCAATAGTCTGACCAATGCCTCCGGGATTGTGACGGATACCCGGTCGATCTCCTTGGCTCAGCCGGTGGAGGGATGGGTCCGAAAGATGGACTCCTCGCCGTTCTACAAGCAATCCCCGATCAACGATGAGGTAAGTACCACCCTCGGGCTATCCTTGACGGTCTCCATGCTCTTGGACCAATAGGAGGAGTAAATCATGGCGACGAAGCCCGATGGAATCAGCTGGGAAGAGTGGTGCCACAAGCTGCTCAGTGACAACAAGGCAATGCAAAGGGGCACGGAGCTGATGGACCAGCAGTTCCAGCAGCTAGGCCAGGCCAATGAAGTTGCCCAGAACACCATCTCATCCCTCGAGGCTCAGCTTGAAGCATCGAGGCTCTCGAACATCGAGCTAGGCAAGCGCATCAACGATGCCGGCAAGCACGAGCTCGAAGAACTCATGCGGGTCCGTGAGATCTGCAAGGCCAACGGCTGGGTCATCCCTGACCCGGAACCTTCCCCCGTGTAACCAATGCCGATCACTGTCGACTGGCCCACCTCCGTAATCACCATCCCGCAGTCCTACATGACTGCGCTTGGTGGGGGTGTGTACCAGCTCGACATTGATCAGGTGCGTCTGGACCTCAGAGACCTTGAAGCCCAACAGGCGGAAGGTGCTGCGTGGCCCTACACCCATGACCACAACACTGAGCAGGTCATCTCGGGCATCACCTTCGCTCGAGGTGTCGTGTTCCTTGATCCTTACACCATCGCCGTATCACCTGCTGGTGGCTGGATCGTCTCGTGTACCGGGGCGAACCACAACATGCAGGACATCTACAGCAACCTCACTGGCCCTACGCTTCTCCCCAACCTCTCGGCTGGTCTCGTCGTCACTGGGGTCAGCGGTCTTACAGTGGCAGAGAGCGCAGCCCTTCTAGGCATCGAGGCTGACGTCGCTACGATCCAGACAGACATTGGGTTCATCCGAGTCGACCAGGCGATGGTGAACAAGATCCTTCGCAACAGGAAGATCACTTACAAGTCTGGTCCGAATGCTGGCAAGATGATCATCTTCGACGATGACGGAACCACGGTTCTTCTTGAGGCTCTGATCTATGAAGACGACCAGGGCCTGATCCCCTATCGAGGTAGCGGAGCCGAGCGTCAGGAGCGTCTCGAGTGATCTTCCCGCGTCCCTGTTTCCATCTCGGCCTTCCGGGTAAGCCGGTTGCCACTTGGGGCCTTGGGATCGCTGTCATCATCACGGATGAGCCGAACCCCGAGTACGGCCTCCCCGCTCACATCCCCGCGGATGGTGAAGCAGCTAACCGGGTGATCGAGATCCTGCCGGGCGTCCTCCCGGACTCTCTACCTCAGGTCGTTGATGCAGAGAGCCTGGAGCCCGTTGGAGAGGCCACGCTCGAGGTCAGGGGCAAGGACGGTGTCTACAAGCTAGCACCCGTCAAGCTCTACCGACGCAAGCGTGGAGGGCTTGATAGACTGAGCTCGGGCCTGCCTAAGAAGCGGGACTCTGGACCGCCGAAGAGAGACTGTTAGTGACCGAGATCAACCTCAGAGAAGAGTTCGACAAGCTGATGTCCTGCAAGGGTCACTGGGCAGCTCTGCGTCGACGCGTTGGCACCCGGCACAGCTCCGATGTCAACCCTGGTACTGAGGAAGGTGAAGACCTGGACAACATGGGGTCTGGCCACAAGCACCAGGACTTCTTCATTGAGATCCGCAAGCGGACGCTCTTCGCTCGAGGGGAGAAGGAGACTGCTCTCGGGAAGATCGGCGAGCCTCTGCTTATGTTCTATGTTCGCAGTGGCATCAAGCCGGCGAGACATGACTTCCTTCTAGAGCTTGCACAAGAAGAGCACGCCGACGGAAGCATGAGCTTGGTCGAGCCCTTCCGTATCGTTCGGAAGTACGACATCCTCGACGTCGATGAGATGCGTGAACTCGGAGGGAGAGTCGAGTTCTTCCAGGTCTATGTGCAAGAGCTCGCACTGGGAGACGAGTACTAATGGGCCTTCGTAATCTGCGGTCAGGTCGAGCCGTCATCACGACCTATCGAGACTCGGCAGGGAACCCGAAGTTCTACCAGGTGTTGGACGAACGAGCCAACGCCATGAGGGCTGTGAGCATCGGTCCCACCATCCTCGAGACCGAGCTCCCGGACGTCCTCGAGTTCTTCATGGAGGAAGACCAGACATTTTGGACGTGGCCCGAGGCAGCCAACAAGAAGCTGATCCACCTCGCCAATGCCTTCATCTGGTGTCGTCCCGAGAGAGGCGACGAGCTCTACGACCTCCGCACGAATGAGGTCTTTACAGTCAAGCACGTTCCAGACGGACGCGATCGCATCCCCTGGAATGGGCTTGTGTACCTTGATAAGGCTCCTACTGCGCATCAGGAACTGGTGTGGAAGGGAGCCGCTCGGGACAGGAATCTCGTGGCGTTCAAAGAGGAAGACTCTTCGCCCGACACTCCTACACCGGGTGAAGACGTAGCCGGTGCAGACACCAGGAACGCTCTGTCTAAGGTCGTAGTTCCGACAGTGACCTACTTGCTTAAGACTCAACGTCCCGGTAGTATCGGCGCGAAGCCCTTTGGTCAGAGAACGCAGCTGAAGCCGCGTGTACGAGAAGTGTTTATCGATCCAGAATCCCCTCAACAGTCCGTTGTGATTTCGGGATGGTGGATGGATACACTTGTCGAGTACGTAGCATGGCACCCGCGAGCTCTGATCGCTGACCATCTCGCAAGGTGGTTTCGGGACTTCATGACAAGGAACATTCCTTCCCTGAAGATAAACGGCATCAATGAGATCCTGTTTTGGAGCCAAGACGACGTCAAACGACGGAGCAGAGGTTTCGATGCAGCAGGTCGAGCGGTGCAGTACTACTTCAGGTTGGAGGAGCTAGAGGTCCGCCGCGAAAGTAACATCAGACATATCGACTTGAATGTGGGTATCTCGTGGACAGAAGATTCGACTCCGGAAGCAATCACGTCTAGGGGTGAATGGCTTGCACCGAATCCATACACGGGCTCCTTTTACGACGAGTCTGGGAATTACCTTCCAATGACACTCGACATCGCAGACACCTCTACTGGCCTAAGCCAGTAACCAGGAGATTCAAATGGTTGCGTTCACTAACGTAGACACTCTCCCTGGTGTGACCGTCGATGTCGCGGACGGGAGGCTCCGAGTTGAGCCCCCCACTCCGGGCACGAAGCTCACCATCCTGGGAACTACGACCTCGACCTCGTTGGATATCAACGATCCCGTCAGGGTCACATCTGTGCCGCTCGCTATGCGGGCTCTTCGTCACGCGTCTGGAGCGCCCTCTGAGCTCTCCATGGCACTGGCCGAGGCCGTTGAATCCGGCGCTACAAACCTCGAAGTAGTCAAGATCGCTACAGCCTCAGGTGAGATCCTGGGTTCGTATGCGGCCAACGATCGCTTCGATGCTCTCGAGACTTCATACGATCTGCTGAAGCTTCATCCTCTCGACGTGGTTGTCATCCCGGGCGCCCATGCTGACGAGGAAACCCTTTCGGCGACGAGCCCTGGTGGCGCGACGCGAACGGTTGGCTTCCGCAGACAGCTCGGTGATTTCCTGTTCCAGGCGACCACCGAGTTCAATGCCTGTATCGGCGTGCTGGGTGTGAAGCCCCTCATGATGACTGCGGCTGATGAGTCGTGGACCGGCGCTCCTGACACCACTGGTGTCTGGTTCGACGATCCCTCTCTGGCCTTCGTCCGTGAGTGGGAGGATCACCTCTCTGCTGAGACGGGCGCACTCGTGGATCACTCCACGGAGACCGAGCTGGATGGACACCTTCAGGGGTCCGTTGAGACGACTCCGGGGAACATCTCCGCGACGTACGACGGCTGGGCAAGAGACTCCGCTGGAGCCATCGCCAAGGACGTCAACGGCGTCAACGTCGATGGTGGCAGCTACATCTCCATCACAGCCATCCTGGCTCGTGCGAGGAATGACGAGACTCAGAACCTCGCCAACCTCTTCGGTGTACCCGAGAACACGACCTACCAGGCAATGTCTGCTGGTGCAGTTGGCTACGCCGGCCTCATCACGACCCTTCCGCCTCACCACGCTACTACGAACAAGGCCATCGGTGGCTACGGCACCAGCCGTGCCATTCCCAGCTCGGTCGCGCAGACTCTTCTGCAGGCCCGCATGGTCTCGATGGTCAACCGTTCGGGTGGCTTCGCAATCCAGAGCGGTGTGACCGCTGCCTACAACGGCGGCAAGTACACCCGGTCGGACTACGTCCGTCTCGCGACCGTTCGCATCACCCACGCAGCCATCGATGTTGTGCGTGAGAAGGCTGAGAGATTCCTCGGTCTTCCCATCACGCCCGAGCATGTGGTCGCGCTTGATGCGGAGGTTCGTAGCGGGCTGAACAAGATGAAGGCGCCGGGTGCTATCCAGAACTTCCAAATGGTCATTACCTCTACGGGTGATGAGCAGGTTCTGGGCGAGCTCACGATCAACCTGACTCTGGAGATCGGTCACGAGCTGGTGAAGGTGAAGACCTTCCTCCAGCAGCAGAAGCCCGGCGACATCACGGTCTAACGACCTGGAGATCCACTAATGGCTAACACTTCCTACAGACAGACTTTCAACTCGTTTAGCGGCGTGGATATGCAGGTCACGTGCGGTGGCTACCTGATCGCAGAGATCCAGGGGCTTTCGTACACCGTGACTCGCGAGAAGGCGCCGCTGTACACCATGGGTAGCGCGGACCCCCGGTCTTTCAGCCGGGGTAAGCGTGGCATCGCTGGCTCCATGATCTTCCTGGTCTTCGACCGGTCGGCCCTTCTGCAGTCCATGCAGAAGGCCGCCTGGTTCGTTGCCAACCAGTGGGAGACCGAGGATGACCGGGTTGTCTCTCCTACCCAGACATCCGACGGCGGAACAAAGAAGATCTTCGAGTCCAATACCTCTGGTGTGATTAGCACCACGGTTACGACAGGTACTGAGGACATCCAGCACGATGCACCTGGGTACGGCAAGATCATCGCCTCTGCCAAGTATCACGATCAGATTCCCCCGTTCAACATCGTAGTCTCCGCTGCTAACGAGTACGGCCATGTGGCCCGTATGGAAGTTAACCAGTGCGAGATCATGAACTGCGGTTCGGGTATGTCGATCGATGACATCACGACTGACGAGTCTTGCACGTTCGTGGCGACCTCTCTGAAGCCTTGGCACCGTCAGGACTACCGCGACCCGAGGTCCGGTGAATTCCTGAAGGCTCTGCCGAATGAGAACCGCCCCGGCTCTGCATAACTTTCTCGAGGTGAATAAGGTAGCCGGGGGTCGTCCATCAGGTCCCCGGCTACCATTCTCATATGCCTGACCTCACAGCCAACCGTCTGAACCAGATGCAGTCTGGCCTGCAGGCTCTTGGCCTCACACCTGAGGTCACAGGGGGATCTGCCCCTCTAATCCTCGATGCCATGACCGGCGTCGACATCCAGTGCTCCATCATGATGCCCAAGCCTCCGAACTGGGAGGCATTCAAGCGCACCATGGGTCTGCCGGAGACCTACGACTTCCCGGCCGTCCGACTGTGGGCCGAACTGGAAACTCTCTCCATCTCTTCGGCGAGGAGCGTCTCTGCTATTCGACGCTTGGGTGAATCCCATGCCTACGAGTACACCCGAGGCGGGCGGACCATCGGTGGATCGATGGTCTTCACGTCGTTTAACAGAGACGTCTTCGCCGAGATGTACAAGGTCAGCCCTGCAGAGAACCTGAACACGGCAGACGGAGGAAACCCTCCGATGCATGTGGATCAGATCCCTCCGTTCAACGTCGTCATCAATGCAGTCAATGAGTACGGAGTTGTCTCGTCTGCCATCCTTGCCGGCGTCCACCTGACCAACTTCGGTACGACCTTCTCCATCCATGACCTGAAGACGGAAGCTACGTACACCTACGTCGCCGAGCACTTCTTCCCGGTAGTCAAGGACCCGATGACCTTCATGGAGAGGGTCTTCGCCAACGAGAAGGTGGTCGACCTTGCTCTCAGCCGGATGAACCTTGACAAGCGAGACAACCCGTACTTCGCTGACGGTCCGACATCCGAGTTCTTCAATGCACTAGACCCGGATATCCAAGACATCCTTGTCAAGACTCTTAGACGGGCGGGCATCGAGCTCGGTCCTGAATACCAGAGGCAGTAATGCAGCCTGGACAGTACCCCACAGCCGGTGATGCCAGGGTCTTCATCAACGAGCACTGGGTCGACGACACCCTTCGATGCGACGTTGACGTCCAGCATCGTAAGATCCCTCTGTACGGGTACCACCAGAAGTACTACGCGGACATGGCTGCCGGCAAGGTCATCGTGACAGGCAGCTTGATGATTCACTTCAGGTTCCCCGGCTACCTGATGTACGCCATCGGCAAGACCCTCGGCCGTAAGGCCCTCGAGGTCTATGACCAGGACGAGGCCCTTAGGGCACAGCTTCGTTCTCCCGTGGATAGGATCCGCGGACAGAAGAGTGGTGCTGAGTATCCGCCTCCTCCCAACAACAGATCACACGCCCACCTCGTGGACCTCATCAATGAGCTCCGCCAGGAGAGCGTTACAGCCCGGATTGAGCGCCTCACTCGTGCCACGACTGATGGTGAGTTCGACCGGATCTCAGACACCCTAGATGCACTCTATGGAAATGCTGAGAGGGTGAATTCCACTGGCGATATCGGGGATGCGTTGTACGCAGATCCCGTAGAAATGAGCCCTGAGGACTTCTCCGGAGGTAGCGCAGGGTTCAACATTGACATCGTTTACAACCGCGCCCAGGATACGTGGGGCAGAGGATACAAGATTCGCGAGAGAGTCCGTGGCGTCCATCTCACTGGTAGGCGGAAGGTTCTGAACGCTTCCACTACCAGTGGAGATCTAGGTTCGTCAGGGTCGTCTCTAGTCGAGATCTATCCCTTTGTCGCTCGTAACGTAGAGCGCATCGTCGAAAGCTATGAAGGTCGGATCGTGCAGGAGCTGTCCTCGAATGACACCGGCATCCACTCTCAGATTGGCAGCCAATATGAGAGATACGATGTTGATCCATTCGGCAGAACCCATGGCAATCCTTCAATCGCTACTTAGGAGTAAGACTCGTCATGGAAGCTACTGAGAACCCCGGAACAGCCCCGGCCCCCGAGGCCCCTCCCCAGGTGGAGGATGAATTCATCTCCGCTCTGCAGTGCAAGAGATCTGAGCTTGCAGCCTGCGGTATCGCACCTGATGCCGACTGGAAGATGAATGACAAGATCCCGCACCTCTCCCTGACTTGGGAGCAGGCAGCCGGACTCGAGATTGAAATCCCTGCTGGTGTCCAGAAGCTTCAGCAGCTGAAGACCGGCCCCTACGAGGGCATGCCTCTCTACTTTCTGATCATCGGCGACACCCGCTTCGTGATGAGAGGTACCACTCGCCTTGAGTGGAACGCCTTCACCATCGAGGCCATGGGTGACGTCCCCAAGAAGCGCCAGGAGCTGGCGGAGAAGGGGATGGACCCGGGTCAGATCGACATCAAGATGAAGAGCGTCATCGAAGAGAAGGTCGTCGAGAAGTTCACGATCCTTCCGAAGCTCACCCACGATGATGTGATCCGCCTGCAGCCGGGTGATGTCACCCAGCTCTACGAAGCTTGGATGCTCGCGGTTGGGTTCCAGGAGCCGCCGCCCGCGATCAAGCTGTGATCGACGGTGCAAGATCTCGATCCGAGGCTGCTAGAGGCTGCCCGACGAGCTCGTAAGAAGTACCGTCACATCTTCGCTTCGCGTATCCCGCTGGTGAAGACCGTCAAGCGGAAGCTTCGAGACGCAGAAGGTCGCCCGACTAAGAAGCACGTCGAACTACACCAGGTCGACGTGCTCTTTCGGGCCCTCACTGCGTTCGAATTCGACGCCTTCGCAAACGACTCAGAGCACGGGGACATCACAGAGGCAGTCATCCGGGAAGCGGTCCTCTGGCCGCAGACCAACAAGAACTGGATGAAACACCCCCTGCAGATGGCGTCTCCCGGGCACTTCGAAGGCCTCAGAGATCGCATCATTGAGGTCTCAGGCTTCGGAGATGTGAAGGCGTTCGAGGGTGGTCTCGAGATGGGCCGCCAGGAGGCTGGCAGCCTCTACGCCGTAGCCGAGGCCTTCATCTGTAAAGCCTTCCCACGGTATGATCCCTTCATGCTGCAGCAACTCCCCTGGCTGGATCAAGTCCGTCTCCTGGGAGCTGCAGAGGTGGTCCTGGGGCAGGAGTTCCCGCTCAAGGACATCCTCAACCCCAAGAAGGAACCGACTGAGAGAAAGACCCGGATCCCCGATGCGAGCGAGCTGCCGTCCCAGCGCGACGTGGAGATGATGGGTGATACGTCTGAAGGTGGCCGTGCTGCAGCCATCCAGAAGATGCGTCAAGAGGCTGCTGCGTGGGCTCAGATTCCTGAGGAAGAACGCAGAGCCATCGCGAATGAGCGACGTGCAGGGAAGGCGGCAATCAGGGAGGCAGAGTCCCAGGGCAGCATGGCTGCCTCTAGGGCAAGGCGAGGTGGCTAGTGCCCGACCTCCCTCCGCGTACCCCTGAAGAACGGGGCCTCGACTCTAGAACGCTGGAATACATCCGGCGCAGGGCAGCGGTACGTGAGGTCTCTGACCGGCAGAAGCTAGCAGCAGATGCTGAGGAGAGTGGCTGGCTCGAGGACGCCCTCAAGATCGGTGGCCTTGCCGCCGGCGCATGGTTCCTCGGCAAGAGAGTCATCGCTGATGACTACGTCCTGCGTGGGATTCATCACACTGGCCAGTTCGCAAAGAGAGCTGTCGGCAAGCCAGTAGCCGAGTTCTACCAAGGCCTCAAGGAGTACTACCTCGGCAGCGCCTCTGCGACAGCTCGATCTAAGAGCGTCGAGCTCGTTGATGACTTCACCCAGGCGTGGAAGCTTGTCCAGCAGGTTGAGACCGAGACAGGCAAGACGTACACCCGGGGCAATGCGGCGCACCAGCGCGAGCTCTTCAAGATGGTCCGACGGGGCCTGAAGGATGAGGGCTACGAGAACCTGGATCGAGCGGGGCTCTCTAGTCTCCGACCTGCAACGGTCGGCGACATCATGCGAGACCTCAGCCTGCCAAGGCAGCAGCAGAGCAATCACTTCAAGGTGATGCGTCGACAGCTCGGCGACTGGAATGTCGCAGCTATCGAGAAGGGTGTTGAGACTGGAATCCTGCATGAAGGGCAGGCGCTGACCAGAGGCCACGGAGGCCTCTTCATAGATCTCGCAGGTGACATTCCTGGCTTCGTCGACACGCGCTTCATGAAGCCGACGACGATTGCCCGGAGCGCATACAACGTACTCTCCGGGCTCCGGGTTCCGTTCACTGGCTTCCGGCCGATCGATCTCATTGCGAACCCCCTCCGGAGACTCGGACGGGGTGAGTTCGCAGGCCGGGTTGGGTCGGACATCAACATCGCCCCTGGTGTCCGGACCAGTGCCGACATCAACTTTGTTGTTGGCAAGAGGCTCTACGCCCAGGTTCCTGGCAGGCCGTCGTTCACCCAGGTCGGAGAGAATGTAGCTCTCCATCGGATGAGCGGTGTTGGCCGGGCTCGACTAGAGCGCTACGGGAACCTCGAGGGCAAGCTCGCCCCTGACCTCGCCAGAGCCGTAGAGCAAGGCACTGCAACTCTTCGTCAGAAGGCCCAGTACTACACGGGTGTTGGCCGTGAGTTCCGGACCTCTGAGTCAGTACTGAGACAGGCATGGGACACCCTCCGCCGGAGAGACGCGGTCATCAAGGGTGCAGCCGGGGTTGAGCTCTTCGAGTCAGCTCCTCGAGGCTCTCTCTTTGGTGTAGGTGGGCGGAACATCGGCACCCGCTATGCGGCTCACCAGAGGGAGACGGCTCAGCTCATCGCAGGACGCCACCCCATTCAGGCCGGTGCTCCTCGGTTCTGGAAGGGGACGACGACTGCACCTGGTGGGCTTACAGCTCCTGTTGACTCTGCCCTGGCATTTGACTTTGCGTCTGAGGGAATCGGCAACCCCGAGATCCTGTCTCTAGCTGAGAAGATCAAGATCTACGCCGGCAAGAGCGACAGAGGTGCCATCGCAAGAGCCAGGACCCACCTTGACGAGCCGCTGGATGAGAGGCTCGCCTTCGAGTCGACAGATGCGACTGTTGCATCTCTGCAGGGTCGACGGGCTTCTGTCCCCTCTCTAGATCCTCTACGTCCTGGCAAGACTGGGATCAGAGCAGCGGACCACAAGACGGCAACGTCTCCGATCGAGTTCTTTGCAGCCCAGGGTACTGGCGCGACGATGCAGGCTCGTATCGCTGGTACTGCAGAGGCAGTTACCGACATCGGCAACTTCATGACAAGCAGGCTTAATGACTTGCTTGGGTGGACGACAGGTGTCGGGTTTAGACCCACTGTTGGGAAGGGGGTCGTTGGAGGCCTCGGAGCAACAGCCGGCAACGTCGCCAAGCTCTATGGTCTGAACGAAGCGTTCCACGCCACGCTTGGCTATGCCAACTACGCGGACTACCTGTTCGAGAGCACGATCGGGATGGTCCTCCCCGAAGGATACGACAGTCCTAAGAAGCTGGCGATCCGGATGTACCAGGGCTTCCAGCTCGCCCGTGCATACGTCAGAGACGCCATCGGGATCACAGGCTCCTTCAAGGGAATGGAAGATCTCTTCCCTGGGATGATCGAGTCAGGTGTTAGCTGGACGGGTCGGACAGTGGCGCCGGTGGTGGCGGGTGGAGCCCTTGGAGGCTTCGCCGGAGCAGCTGCCGGCCTCGCGACTTCTCTCCTGGTCGGTGGCAGTGACTCGACCACTACAGCTGAAGAGACCCTCGCAGAGTTCAAGGGTCAGAAGCTTGTCCCCATCCGTAAGAGCAGATGGTGGATGCTCGGCCGTCAGCCCTTCGAGGGTGGGCAGATCGATCACTTCGCTCCGCACTGGACCAGGAGAGCGCTCTCCGACTACCGGTTCACTGAGTCTCAGTACGGCAGTAAGGGTGAGTACTATTCCTCCGTCTCTAGGCTTCCCACTCTCCACAACCTCTTTGGTATCAAGGGTGTCTTCCAAGAGGGAGGCATCGTCCATGGAGGTGATGTCCATCTTGCTAAGAAGCATGCCAGGACACGTCCCTACCCCAACACTCCCGGCATCGACTACGAGAAGATGGTGCGCATGGCGCAGATCTTGTCGTCGAAGGGTCCGTACGACGCTCCCATCGGTGCAGGGCAGAGACTCGGGTACGGGGCCATAGGTCAAAGCGCTCCTCTCAAGGAAGAGGGGATGGTCGGTGGTATCCGTAGGTTCGGCGACAAGATCTCTGAGCTGGGAGGTATCTACAAGTTCCTGTTCAGCGACCTGCCTGGCGATGGCACAGATGGGGAGTTCAAGCTCGCCAAGCACAGCCTGATCGATAGTAGAAGCCGCGCCTTCTACGACGCGAGTCTCGGTGGCATGGGCGGCATGACCGAGCTCTACCGACGCTTCGTTCCGACACAGGACTCCAAGCAGGGGTACAACCCTGTCCCGAACGCGATGCCGGACTGGCTACCGGGTGTCAGATCGAGGTTCCGTAAGGACCAGACTCAGCCGAACCGCTTCGACTTCACAGTGGGTGATCCCTACGCTCGTGTCAGCGGTGGTGAGTACAGACTTCCCGGCAAGGGCTACGAAGCTCTTCACCGTCTGCACAGTGGCACGCCTGGTATCTACGACCCGATGGACCGGTTCATGATCCTCTCGGATGTGGCGCCGAGCTCAGAGGCCTACAAGCACTACAAGACGATCGTCGAGGGCTGGCAGAAGTCTGGCGTCCTGGACGTGCACTGGAGCGAGAAGTTCCAGACCACCACAACACAGGTGAAGCAGAAGATGGAGCGCTACAAGTTCGCTCATCGACGCTTCACAGGAACTATCACCGACCCCGATCCTGAGGGAACTGAGAAGAGATACAACGCACTCGAGAAGGTCGCCGGCGGACTCTGGGAGGTCGCGACTCACGATCTCGCTCCCCGTGTCGGAGATGTGGTCCCTCTCATCGGTCCCCTGATCGCTGAGAAGGGAGGACTGCAGCAGCTCTCTCCGATCGAGCACTACCAGAGGTACCAGGTCCAGGGTGAAGAGTTCGCCGACTGGCGCAGCCCCTACAAGGCCTTCGTTCGACACAAGTACTTCAACGCTACAGCTGGAGATCCCTTCACGGCCGCTGCCTCCGGGGCTACAGCTGGTTACCTCCTGGGTTCCAATCCTATCGCAGGGGCTCTCATGGGCACTGTCTCCGGGGCTATCTTCGGAGGTGGCTCTGTCGCTCGGCAGATCTCAGGTACTGAGGTTCCTGGATTCCGCCAGCGTGAGTACGAGATGAAGGAGTGGTTCGACAACTTCGCATACACGAAGTCCCGGGTCCTCGAGTCACGTGCACAGGCCATGGAAGACCCTGCTCTTGCGGAGTACTACCGTGACGCTAAGCGTCGCACGGTCGCAGGCCTGAACTTCTCAGAGCGCTCCTCATGGGCCTTCACCGCCCAGGCTCTCAAGGCCATGGACCGGAACAACCGAGCGTACTTCCTTCACTTCCTGGATATGCCTGAGGAGGCCCAGCGGGAAGTCACCCCTTACATGCCTCGGCATCTGAAGCCCGTGATGGCCAGAGCTACTGAGCAGGGAGACCGCCTCTTCTCCGGGTATAGGAAGATGGCCCGGATGAGCGCCGACAAGCGGGCAGGCATGTACTTCTCTCAGACGGGAAGCCTTCCCCAGGCCAGTTGGGCGGGCTGGCACCCTGACGTCCCCATGGACGCCATCAAGATCAAGTTCATCGATTCTGGTGTCAACAGCGTGGCGGCAGACATCCACAAGTTCGACCTCTTTGCAGAACACCGCGTAAGAGCAGCTGCTTTTGATAACCTACCTATCCCGGTCGGAGATCTCAGCGGCTTCGACATGGACCCCTCAATGTCCGTGGATCTACAAAAGGAGCTGGCAGATGCTGGGTTCCAGAACGTCAGATTCGGCTTCGGCACCGGGCCTAGCCATGGCGTGAACTGGAACATGACCCGAGATACGTTCAGCCGGATGAGGGCTGGAATTGGTGAGGCCCTTAGATGACAGGCGAGCTGCCCCCTGCAATGAAGCTTCAGCCGGGCAAGGTCATCAACCCGTTCGAGGGGATTACCGGGCTCACTCCCACAGCGATCGATCGCAACGTCCGTCTACTGACACCCGAGCAGGCGATGCATGCCCCGGGTATCAAGGGGACGTACGCAGCAGACATCGCTCAGGATCTCATCGGTAGCGGTATCAAGTTCGAGACTGCAGGCAAGGCACACCAGGGACTCATGGGTCTCGCGATGGTGCGCGGTGCCCAGCGCGTCGAGCTTCCGATGTCTGTGGCGCCAGGCATCGCCTACAAGGGCGGTGTCAAGTACGGCTTCGCCCGTGAGGTGATGACAGCCGGTCAGCTTCCGATGTCCTTCGGCAGAGCTATCAAGCACCGGATAGCGACATCGATGATGGGGTCAACAGGCGCCCCGGTCCATGAGCGCATGAGAGCCATGAAGGCTGCCGTCGATGACACGATGCGCATGACTGCGCAGCACATCGGCTTCGGCCCTGGTAGCGCACCGGGTGCCATTCACACCTACATCGGACAGGGCGTCTCATACGGCAAGGGGCATCCTCTCTTCGACGCCCTCCTCCAGCACTACGACCGCTCCTCGGGGATTCTCAAGGCTCCGGCTCAGGTCCTTGGTGTAGGCCGCACTCAGCACTCCGCATGGTCGAGAAGTCTCGGCGAGGCAGTCGAAGGCTACGGCCATCTTCAGCGGGTCCTCAGAGGTATCGAAGGCTCTGAAGAGATGCGGACAGAGATGGGGCGCCATGCACGTTGGACTGGCGTCAAGGCTGTTAAGATCTCGGCTGCAACACCTGCAGGCTTCGAGCGAAAGCTCTCTAGAGCACAGCGGGGCAACCGGGTCATCGTCCCGACGACTACGCCTGAGATGTTCGCGACGGGCTTCTTCCCGAACCTCGAGAAGAGCACTCACCAGATGCGTGCTCCTGGCATCTTGTTCTCTGGTGAGCTGAGAGCAGCCGCTAGAGAAGAGGCTGCCTTTAGCCTATTCCCCGCTCGACGAGCCCATTGGGAGAACAAGCTCTTCGACAAGTGGCATGACAAGCACCCGACTTCGATCTTCATGCCCGACGATGTTGAACGGAGGCTTCTGAAGAGAGCAGAGTCTCTCGCTCGCCAAGATCTCGAGCAGGGTCCTGGGAAGATCGCTGTCGACCGTCTCGCCATGAAGAGGCGCACCGGCGTCTACCTCCGTAGCAAGTACACGACTACTCTCGAGACAGCTGCTGAAGTCGGTGCTGAACACATGGGCATCGGCTACCGAAGAGGCGCCCAGCCTCGTCGTGGACCGATGGGTCGCATCCAGCTCGGCATGAACATGAGCGTCATGGCG